TGGCGCGAACCATAGCGGAAGTCAGTTCAACTGGCTTCTGTTTGGAGCGTGTTCAACCCCGGGGCGGAGGGAGGCCTGCAAAGGCCTGCCTCCAGTCCCACGGGGTGCGCAAACCGAGTTTTCGGTTCTGCACACTCCAGTCCAAAACACTCTCTCGCGCGGTGAGGCGCGAGCACACACACTTTCTCCGCCACGTCAAGGGAGCCGACCGACGGCGTCAACGCGCCTGGGCGGGCTTTATACAGCCCGCCTGGGAAGCCGTCTGGTCGGCACTTTGCTTGGTGGAGGTCCCTATTAGCAACAGGGATTGGGAGGACGTCCGCCGCTGGATCACCGTTTCGACGGTGGGGAGCGGTCCCGCGTTCGTCGCAAAGGCTTTGAAGAGCCTTTCGGCGCGGGCCCGCTCGATGGCGGCGGCCACAGGTGGCTCGGTTCCGCCACCTGTCTCCCATTTCTCTGTCCTTCCACCTCTCCTCGATGGCAGCCCTGCCGCCTTCCGCCGGATCCTGCGGAAGATCAAGCGGTCGAGGCAGGGGGAGGACCGGGCGCGAGAGCTCCTCCAGCTCTCGTCGTTCGCCCGGGCCCTCCCGCCTGCCGATGACGCCGCTTGCGCGGCAGCCTTGGCTGCGTTCGAGGAGACCCTCAATACCCCGGTGCCTCCGGCACCTGGTCCCGTCGCTGAATTGCGGGCGTTTGCCGCCCGCTGGGGGGAGCGGATGGGTCGGTTTGCGAACACCTCGGTGGCAAAGCTTTCTGCCTCCAGCTCCGCAACCTTGGATTATTCGCGCCGCCTTGGCGGAATGCGAATTAATCTCAAGGAAGCGGTAGACGACTGGATGGAGGAGCCCGCCTCCGAGGTTACCGACTTCCACCCGTTCCCCACATTCAGCGACCCCCAGCGCTTTACGGCGGTGGGGGAATCCAACCGAGCGACTTACAAGTCCTCTGGGCAGATTCCTCCGAGGGGGGCCGTCGAGTACGTGGTCAACGTTCTCGAGAACCCCGACGAGGAGCGAGCCCGAGTTGCTCGGATTATTCGGGACACTTCCCTCCGCAAGTTCCGCACGCGTCAAGGTCCTCTTCCTTGCGCCACAGCCGTCGTTCGGGAGCGCGGGTTCAAGACCCGCGTCGTGACAAAGTCTCCCGTGGACGTTGTGGAGGTAGGGCACCTCGTGCGGAGCGTGGTCTGGCCGATGCTGGAACACGACCCGAGGGTTCGGGCGAGCCTGGAGGGCGGTCGTCTTGAGGAAGTCTTTCGAGACTTCTCCGACCGCGCCATCCAGTGCCCGACTTCCCTCGGTTCTCTTGTTCTGGTCTCGGCCGACTTGACCAAGGCCACGGATGGCTTCTCTTTTGAAGCCATACAAGCGGTGTGGGAGGGGGTATGTGAGGGAGCCCGACTCCCCGAGGACGTACGTTTCCTCGGCTCGAGGATCCTCGGCCCCATGGCTGTGCGGTCCGAACTGGGCGACTTCACGTCCAAGCGGGGTTGTTTGATGGGGCTGCCACTCTCGTGGTTTGTCCTCAACATCATCAACCTCTGGGCTTGTGAGTCGGCCGTTCGGGAGGCCTGCGTCCAGGTGGGCTTGCCGCGGGAGGTCTCTAATGACCTCATGCGGTTTGCCACCTGTGGCGACGACCTTGCCGGCGCTATGCCGGCTGCCGCGCATCAAGGGTACGAGGATAGGGTTGCAGCTGTGGGCAGCGGCTTGTCGGTTGGCAAGCACCTGGTTTCCATGGCACTTCTGCTTTTCACCGAGCAGATGTGTTGGTTTACCCAGGAGCTTGTACCGGCGCCGCCGTACACGCTGCTTGGCTGGCTCAAGAAGGGCCAAAAGCTTCCGGAGGGGTTCGTTTCGGGTTACTCCCGCTTCTCGGCCGTTCGGATGGTTGACTACGTTCCCGTGCGTAGCCTGATCCATCCCGGCCACTTTGTCGTGAAGCGGGTGTCCGGTCCGATTCCCTTCGAGCTTCCTTCTTGGGCCACCTCGGGCCCGGCGGTGTCCTCCGCCATCCCTGAATGGTGCGGCACGCGCAAGCGTACCACCATTCACGGGCTGGTGAAGGTCCTCCGGCCCGAGGCCGCAGCTTTGAGGGCTGCGGGCATTCCCCCGTTCGTTCCTCGGGAGTTGGGCGGGGGTGGCTTCCCCCCGGCACGGCCCCATAAGGTCCTCAGGGATTGCCCCGATCGGTACCGACAGTTCCTGTTCGCTGTGCTCACGCACAAGGATACTGCCGCGATCCGAAAGGTGGTCAACCTCTGGAGGACCTGCGGGGTTGCGGGCGACCTCCTGGCGGATGCCCTTGCCGAGGCTGAAGCCGAAGTAGAAGCGAGGCCTCTGTGGGAGAGCCCGGAAACCGGTAGCTTGTTTGACAAGCTCGCTACCGAAATTCCGGATCATCTCACGACCACAGAGGACGACGCCCTCCTTCGGCTCGCCTCGGTTTGGGCTCCTGCCCTTGGCATAGTCGGCTTCTCGCAGGGTAGACCCTACTGTAAGAAGTTCTTCCGATTTGCCAAGGAATTCAAGAAAACCGTCGGGGTCGTTTCCGCACGCGTCACCGGGCGGGGGAAGCCACTTGCTAATGTGGACGAGGCGGTCATTGCTGACCGCCTCAAAGATTTGTGTGCTGGGCCGGTGGTATTCATCCCTCGGGATCGAATTCCACCTGGCCTCGGTGTGAGTGTTATGGGCATGCCCTCTCGAAAGAGGACCGTTGGGTTGCATCGCAAGAG